AGATTCATGTCCTCATTATCAATTAATGCCATACCTAACCTTTCCTTGCTCCGTAGAGTTCTAAGGATTAACACAGCTTTCGCTGCAATAAATTTAAAATAGATTCAGAGTTGTGCTAATATTACTCAGCGTTCTGCTTCTGCTCTTTTGTGAGCCTTTCGGCCCGAACCTTTGCCCACCTATCATAAGCGTCAGGGAAGGCTCCTGTGAAGCCCTCTAGCTTAATCTGAGGTGTTGCCAAGGCCTTGACAGCGGCTTTACCGCATACAGGGCATACAATGCTCTGTTCACTGTCATCTCTTAACGCTTCGGTTACGTGTCCATCATCACACAAGAAATCATTAAGAATCTTCATTCTGTAACTCCTCGTATACTTGTTCGCACGTATCCTTGCGCTTTAAAATCAAGTCTAATATGTCAATCTGGCCTTTGCGGAAGAATAAGTCTTGTGTGTCCGTGACCAATGATAAATTATTTAAACTATCTTTTAACTTGTTGAGGTCTTCCAACAGGTCAGCCCACCCTTGAGTGGACATCATGTTGAAAGACTCTTCATAATATTTCTGTAAATTAGGAGCCAATTGGTTATTCCTTGTTGTGGTTGCAATGACTATATTATAACATAAAAGTAGTCATTTGTCAACTATTATTTACATTTTAGCCTGTTTATTTAGCATTTGCAAGGTAGCAATACGCTCATTGCTCTGAATATCCTCTTGTTTGAGCATCAATTCAGTCATCTGAACCCTGCGTTGGAAGTCTTTAGACTCATCATCCTCATCCAAGTTGGTAGACAAGGCTGAAACAACCTTAGCTTGAGCCAACTGAGGAGTGACTTGAGCTTCAACCATAGCTTTCTGAGCATCTGCCTGAGATTTCTGAGCTTTAGCCTGCAAATCAGCAATCTGAGCCTGTAACAACTCCATTTGCATCTGTTGCTGCTGCATCTGAGCCTGCTGAGCTTCAGGATTAGGCTGACTCATTTGATCCAAGGTCTGGATGAGTTCACCACGGTTAGTCAGGGAGCTGTTTTGCAAGATACCTTTGAGGATCAGAGGCAACACAGGAGTGTTAGGGCCTAAGGTCTGTAACAAACCAATCAACTGCTGCTGTTCAAACTCTCGTGCCAAGATACCCAAAGTAGCTGTAGGAATGAAATTCATGTCCACAGTAGGGTAACGCTCACTATCAAACTGCATATAACGATAAGCAGCCTTATAGATAAAAGGCATCATGAAGTCTTCTTGGAAGTTCGTCAAGGTACGCTTGTACTTCTTGATGATGCCTGCCATAGCCATAGACATACCACCTGCGGTAGCGTCACGAGGCACGTTAGAAGGCATACCAGCACTGTCAACAGTACCTGTAGCTTGCAAGAGCATACGTTCAAAGTTCTGTGCTGCTGCGGCTGCATTGCCATCAGTCTGTCCAAACTTGAAGGGATACAAGATTTCACTTGGAGAGCCGTTAGTCAGGATAGCCTTACCGGGCTTAATCTCAAACTTAGCACCACGGGGAAGCCTTGTAGCATCCATAGCGATCATAGGCGCTGTGGTAAGGGCTAAGGAGTCCAAGTGAGCACGAAGCTGAGCATCAATAGCCTTCTGCATATTGTAGCCCTTCTCCACCGTACCCCGACCCCAGAAACGACCGGGAACTGTATCGTCTTGATAGGCGACAACAGGACGATCCTTCATCATGTAGGGGTTAGCTTCAGCCTTGAGCAAGATACCATCGTTAGCGATAACGATAATAGCTTCCACCATGTTGGAGTAGTCATCAGCTTGTGAGCCATCAGGGAAGATGTCCTCATACTCTTCATCTTCAACTTCTTCCAAGTACTCACGAGGAACTAAGCCGTAATAAGTAACCAGCTTAACCTTATCGTCTTGGTAAGTAGTTAGGTCTTGAGTAGGCTCTAAATCAGGATCATCAAAGGATGAACTAATGTTAACCTTCTTATAGATACCAGACTCAATACCTTCAACAACCTTGTGCAAAGAGACATACTTCTCAATGGCAACACCCATAGCATCTTCAATAGAGTCAGCATTAGGGTCAATCAAAAAGTTCTTAGGGTTGACAGGCTTAATCTTAACCGCTACTCGTTCAGTTTCTTCTACACCGATAGCTGCTGCGTTAGCGATACCGGGGATAGGCTGCGTAGCTGGAGCATACTGCTTCTCGGACTTAACGATAATCTCACCGATACCTGTACCGTAGATTTCAGCCATCAGTTCAATCTGGTCAATAGACTTCTTGATCTTATCTTTCTTAAAGTCTTCCATCAACTGCAGCTTTAACTGCTCTACGTCAAGGTTGTTACCGTTAACGTCCTTGATGTCATCTTCAATGTCAAAGAATTCACCTTGACCGAAGATAGCCTCAATGATTTCAGCGTGACGGGTCTCTACAGCCTGCTGTGTGGCAGGAGAGATGATACGGCTACGCTCTGAATCACGAGTCTTGTCCTGAGTGTCCCATATACCACGGAAGATACGCTCATACTCAAGCCATAAGTCCATGTAGTTACCATCACGGTAGTCGCGCCAGCGTGTGATGTGTTCGGTAACCCAAGAGGTAAGTTTCTTTTCTTCCTCTGTAGGGTCTTCAAACTGACTCTCGTTATAGTTTTCTTCAGACATTGTTTTCCTTTAGTAACCCGCTATAGGGTCTAATACTTCGTAATCATCTTCTTCGTAGTCCTGCTGATAGTTAGACACAGCCAACTGATCGACATAACTAAGAGCATCAATTAAGTCATCATGCACACCTGCAGTAGGGAACATAATCATCTGATCCTTAAACTCAGCCCAATCTTCTTCGATGTTGAAGGAGACTCTACCGTGTTCCATACGACCTTGAAGGCTCCAGACAACCCTGTCTGTCTTCTTCTTGTTACCGTGAGTCAAGTCTTGGATGTGCGCGTAGATGTTGTTCTTACGCATAAGGTCATTGAGGTAAGGCAGTACAGCGTTCTTAAGAGCACCGCGTTCAATCCCTACGGAGATCGGTTTGTAGTCTCTAATGGTCTTCAGAATGTGTACACAGGTCTCTCTGATGTCCCATCGTCCGTGAACAATCTTATGTACCCACCAGTTACCATTATCTTCTATCTTGACAATGGCAATAGCAGATTCATCTAGACGCTTCTTAGCAGCACCAGCATTCTTACCTACCTCTTCAAAGCCTGCCAAGTCAATAGCAACCACATACTGACCATACTGAGGTTCTTCTTCAAGCTTGAACCAATCCTCTTTGAACAAGTCAGAACCTGCATTGTCAAAGCTAGATAAGTATTCCTGCTTGAATGCAAAGGAACTTAAGGTTCTCTTCGCTGCTTCAATTTCCTTAGGGTCAATAGTTTCGTTATCCTGCGTAGTGTAGTGCCAAGCCTTCCACTCTTCGTCTTGACCATCGCTACCCAACTTAAAGGTATCGTAGAACCAATTACGACCACTAGGAGTAGAGATAAATAAAGCCCTACCTTTCTTATCCGACAGAGAAGCTCGTATAACCTTCTCCCAAATCTCTTGCTTAATGAAAGCACATTCGTCCAGTACAACGTAAGTAAGAGACACACCACGAAGACTATCAGGGTTATCAGCACCTCTAACAAGAATCTTCCTTCCGTTGACCAGTGTGATCTCTAGGTTGTTAATGTGACTAGACTTGATGACAGGCCTACCGAGGTCATGTAACAAGTCCCAGATAATTGTTCTAGCTTGTCCGAGGGTAGGTGCTATGTACATCACAGCAGAGCCTTCAGGACAGTTCAGAGCTTCGATGAGCAAGGTAACAGCAGACAATCTGGACTTACCACAACGGCGACCAGCAGCTACTACCTTGAATCGGTGGGTATCTTTGAAGACAGTCTGTTGCCAGTTAAGTAGTGCAAAGTTAAGTTCAGCGTTAGACATCTATTACCTCATCGTCAGAGGTAGACACTGTGGGGGTAGACAAACCAGTGATGTTGATACTGATTGATGGTGCATTACCACCTTGCTTAGCAGCCTCGAAAGCTGAAACAGGAACAATCCTATCGACAATCAACTTCCATGCTGCAGCTTGATTCTTATGTTCATCGTTAAGAGCAGCATCATAAATAGCTTCTAACACTTTAGCTGACTTAGGTGAATTAAGCATACGTAGCTTATATTCATTGATGATTGCAGCTTCACCCTTAGGACGACCAACAGACCTAGATTCTTTAATCTCAGTTATGTCTGTCTTCTTTGGTCTACCTATCTTATTACCTGTTGGTGCGGTCATACGCAGACTCCTTGGAGTCGAGTACTGTTAATCCTCATTACATTGCGGGTCATGTGCGTCTTTGTCCTCTCTATAGGGGAGACTTTTATGTATAGTACTATAGAGTACTAAGACATTTCGTTAACATTGCTTTAAAGGCAGAATCTAGATAAAGTATTAAATTATGTTTGTTGTTAACATTCACTTCTATGTTCCCCTTTCAGGGTGTACATGATCTAGATTCCTTCGTTGTTTGCTAAGAAGTGGGGTCAGGCTTCATAGACTTTATCTGAGTTCTGCAAAGTTAATGTGTTAATTTAACTTATAAGTATATTATAGCATACTTTGTCTCAGATGTCAAGCTTTTTCTGTGTTTTGTTACAATTATTTCATTTTTCTTTACTTTTTAGCATGATCATGCTAGTTTTAGGTACGTTTAAGTCTCCCTTTCCCGTCCTTAGCAGCACTTCATAGTCTCTACTTAGTTATAAATCATAACTACTTATAGATCAATCACTTACATTGTCCTCTACTGCCTTTTTTTTAAGCACTAATCTGTCCCCAATTAAGTCTATTTTACCCTTTTTGTGTACGTTAGCAGTGATCTTGATCACGTTAGGCTCCTCCATGCTCTTTTTTGTGAACGTTAGAGGCTCCCACAACAATTATACACTACAGTCTACCCCTCCCCCCGTGACTTTGTAGTCACTTAGCAACTAAGCAGTAACTTTGTGACTGTTGAGTCATAATTATACTGATCAGTTTAGTCTGTGACTGTACAGTCTAGTCATAATGTAAATCTAAATAAGAATCATTCTCAATTGGCATGAGTGAGGGGCGATGCAGGTGCCTATAACGTATACTCGACAGTTACAAAGCATACTTAAAAGTCACAATCCAGACTATCCAGTAACTAGGTTTGTTGTATTTATGCTGAAATTGTAACAGTTTGTAAAAGTCTAAATAAAGTGCTTGACAATGCTAAACAGTGTGCTACATTACGTACACGGCTAGCGCGGTGCTAGTCAGTAACTAGGAAATCAACCATGTTCACTAAAGAAAAGTTAGAAGACATCATTGTAACTATCCTCTGCTTAGCAATCTTTGCTGGATGGGGTGTTCTGTTGGCCTTGGGTGTCTAATCACCCTGTAGTGTGTAGGGTTTTACATTGTCTGTAGAATCCTATGCAGTGCACTGTCGCACACATTGGAGAAATCACCATGCAACACTATGAAAATATTCACACGTCCACAGCCGCAGGATTCGACATTGTTTTTAGTGTCACCTATGAAGACCATGCACCAGACTGGGATTTTGAAGACGAAGCCGATAAACAGAACACCCTCGACCGAATCGAGCGCGGCGATCTGGTTTGGTTTGTTGCAAGGGTTCAGGCCTTCAAAAATGACATTGAGTTGGGCACAGACTATCTCGGCGGTTGTTGCTATGACTCATACATGCAATTCGTTGAAGAAAGTGGGTATTATGCCGATATGGTGGAAAACGCAGTCAGTGAAGCACGCGCAAACATAACAAAACTGTGCGAAACAGTTGATTGATTGCAGCCTGATGCATTGTCGTGATACAATGCATTGGAGTGCAACTATACAGCACTAATCCGACCAGTGATGTACTGGCACAACCTCAAAGGTAAACCATGAAAACGACTGTAGACTTCAACGATTTCCGTCACGCCTTTAACGCCCTTCGCCCTGATAACTTTAGCCGTGAGGGTCTAGAGCAATTATTCGATTACTTCGAATCTTACGAACAGGACACAGGTGAGGAAATTGAACTAGATGTAATCGCCATTTGTTGCGAGTACAGTGAACAGTCTTGGCAATCTATTGCCTCAGATTATGGTGTTGACATTGAAGGTTTAGACGATACCGAAGCCAAGCAGCATGTAATGAACTATCTGTATGATAACACCTCGGTCATTGGCGAAACTGCTGATGGTTTTGTCTATCAGTGCTTTTAAAGGGTCTACCATGCCACGCTATGAAGTACAATTCAAAACCTCCGGTATAGTGGCCTTTAGCGCCACTGAACGTTCCATATGCCAGCACTGGTACGAGTGTAACAACTATGGGCCAGAGATGGTCTATTGTGACCCTTCAACGGGGGAGATTGTCCCTGATAAGTGGGTTAAGGGTAAATGTCTTGAGTTGTTTAAAATTGTGAAGGTGAAATGATGAAATTAATTAAAGTATCAGAACTTACAGGTGCTGCCCTTGATTGGGCGGTGACGATGTGTGAGTTAAAAACTACCGGTGATAAAGGCGCACTGATCCATTTAATTGGATACGGGAAACCAATTCCGAATTACTCAACCGACTGGTCACAAGGCGGCCCGATTATTGAGCGTGAATGCATCATGCTTGACCATGACCGTGGGTTTGATTCAAAACAACCTTGGCGGGCCTCCCTTTCTATTGACCCGTATAACAAGACAGACGGCCCAACACCCCTGATCGCCGCTATGCGGTGCTATGTTGCTAGCAAGCTGGATGATACTATCGAAGTTCCTGCGGAGTTGCTTTAATGTCTAGATGTAAACAATGGCCTTTCCCACCATTTCCGAATCCACTTGATACAGGCCATAAAAGGCCTAAGTTTAACCCTGCTAACCATGAGGAATCACCACTATGAACGATGTTATCTCTACTTCATATCTTTACTGCTATACCCTTGACAACTTCAAATTTGAAGGGGATGGACTAGTTGAGCACTATGACCCTCACTGCAAACCAATTGTAACCATTGAGAGTGTCTACATCAACGGTACAAAGTTCCCTTACGGGTTTGTCTCTGATTGGATTATTGACAAACTTGAACAACACGTATTGACACTGTGGCAACTTGAACAACGGACTAAACAATCATGAAACCCTCACACTTGACAACACCACGAACACTTGATGAGTGCTACTTTGACCCTAGAGGTCAAGCCATTGAAGCAATGCCTCAGAGACCTCGAAGTCTATGGTCTATCATCATTGGACTATTCCTGACACGCTAGTAACCACTTTAAAGGCCTTTAAACACCCCTTAAAGGCACTTTCAACCAATGACTAAGGGCAATGTAGCCTGAACACCTATTAGGAGCTTTAAATGAGTAGATGTAATTGCTGTGATAAACGACTGAGTGACTATGAATTGACCTTGAGACACGCTATGACCAATGAATTCATGGACACGTGTATGGACTGTCTGAGCGAGATAGCAGAATCTGTACCTTTGATGGTCAAAGGCAGGAAAGACCTTCTGGTCAGCATGGAAAACCATGCGAACAGTGTGGACAATGAAATAGAGCTTGACAAAGACCAAGAAGTGTGATACCCTATACTTTATAGTACTATGACATTTCATAGAAGTTAAATATTATAAGTTATCTTATATATCTATACTTTAATGTCTTTAATGTAGACAAATGCTGTTAACTTTCAACAAAAGGTTTGATATGAACGATATGATCTTAGACAACGAATTTGATGCACATATGGATGATGTCTTACAATTTGAATGCTGGTATCATTCAGTTATTGATGATGTCGCTAACCTCATACGTGCCAATGGTTATGATAAAGTAATGCTTGACGTACAGGAAGCACTAAAGCGCATAGAGGATCATAAACAATGATTGTCTTACTTTGTCTGATTGTCTTAACTCTTTTAAAGGTTGTCTTATCATGAGTACAAGAAGCTTTAAAACTAGGATTGGTCATGGTCGTGCCGAGGTAGTCATCGAATACAGTGCTGATCGAGACTATGATGAACGGGGTGACTTCTGGGATATTGATTGGGATAACGTTAAAGTGTTCCTCTGTGAAATCAATATTGCTGATGCCTTAGGTGAATCAGGGTGGGAAGAGGTACAGGAAGAAATTAATGAGGACTTATACAAATGACCAAAGACCAAGTGCGTAGCACTGAAGAAGCAATCAGCGGTAGCGTCAGCACGGAACGTGCAATGGACTTGGCGCTGGAGGCGTTGGAGACTTGCGGTGCAGGCCACATCACTGATGGTGGAAAGCAATGGCATGACGAAAAGCTGGTTGACAAAGCCATCACCGCCATCAAGCAAGCCCGTGCCCTCGACAAGAAGGCAGAGAACGCCAGAGAGTTGGGGCTGGACTATGAGCCTGCTGATGGCACTCAGGTGTCAAAGGTCTGGTGGGATGGTGAGAAG